CGACGTTGACCCCGACCCCAATTTTCTGTCTATCCGAAAACGGGAAGGAGCAGGCGAATCTGGCCGAGGACTCCCGAGCCCTGACAGATTCAGACAAGGAACCTGGCATAGCGCCCCGATTGGAAACTGCGACATTGGGGGGCGGGAGCTACGGGCACCAAGTGGCGAAGGTCGCCAAGGAATTGTTGGGCGTTGACCTGATGCCGTGGCAGCTGCACGCACTCAATGGCCAGCTCGAGCACGACGACGAAGGCAATCTGATTCGCCGGCGGTCTTTGGTGTCAGTCGCTCGGCAGAACGGCAAGACCATGGCATTGAAGGCCCTGATCCTGTGGGCACTGACCGAGGAACCTAAGCGCCGGGGTGGGCCAATCATGCTGATCAGCACCGCGCACCAGCTCGACCTGGCTGTTGAAATCTTTGAAGCCTTGGCGCCAATCCTTGACAAGGAGTTCGGCGCCAAAGTGAAGTGGAGCTACGGGCGCAACGAAGTCATCATGCCTGACGGCACCAGGTGGCTCGTGCAGGCCGCGACTCCCAAGGCATTTCACGGACTGTCCCCGACGTATGTAATCGCCGACGAGGTATGGGCGATCAGCCGTGACGTGCTGCTTAATGGTGCCCTGCCGTCGCAGCGCGTAATGAAGTCGCCGCTCCTGTCGTGCTGGTCAACCGCCGGCACTGAGGATTCGCTGGCCATGCTGCAGATGCGCGAGGAAGGGCTTCGGGCAATTGATGAGGGCCGCACGACAAAGCTCTACATGGCCGAATGGTCTGTTCCCCCTGGCGTCGATCCGATGACTTCACCCGAGCTGTGGAAAATGGCCAACCCTGCCCTGGGCTACACGCTCGAGCCTGACGTGCTGGCAGACGAAGCCGAGCAAGTGGACAAGGCCGCGTTCCTGCGGGCATCGCTCAACGTGTGGATCAGCTCAGAGCGGTCGTGGCTGCCCCCGGGCCTGTTCGACTCGCTCAAGGTAGAGGACATTCCCGCCGGCGGCGTGGTGGCCGTAGATTCCTCAATCGACGAATCGCTCTATTGCGGTGTAAGGGCGCAGCGCCTGGGCGACGACACCATTGGAGTCACCGTGGAGTTTCTGGCCGACTCGCTAGCGGGCTGCTGGTCTGCCGTTGAGTCTGCAGCTGCGAATTGCGACCACATCGCACTTACGCCAAGCCTGTTCGAGATTGCGCCGCCGGCGCTTGCCCGCAAAAAGGTGCAGGTGGGCTACGCCGAGCTCGCAACGCACACCGGGACGATCAAGCAGCTGATCACTGAGGGGAGGATCGTTCACACTGGCGAGCAAATGCTTGCCGAGCACGTCGACCGCGCCGTTGGCGTCAAGACCCAGCGGGGCTACGCACTGTCGTCACAACGCAGCTCGGGCCCGATCACACTCGCCAGGTGCATGATCTTTGCGGCTGCCTTGATCGCCAAGCCCACCTCGAGAGCCAAGCCTGCCATCGCATTCGGCAGGTAATATAAGCGCCGCCTGTGGGGGGCAGTCGGTTCCCCCGCTGCCCCTCATGGGTATCATTTCGTATCTTTATACCGCTGCCCTTGTAATTGCATAAGACGCAGAGGACGATTCACCTATGGAGCTTTTCAAGAAGGTGAAGGCAACTCCCGCTTTCGCTTCTGCGCCCGTCGCGGCGGCTGCTGGAGCTCCACAGGGCGGAAGTTTTCTCGGGTACAGTGTGGGTGCCCTTGAGGAAGCGGCCCTCAGCGTCCCCACGGTGGCCAGAGCAATCTCCCTGCTCTCCACCGTGGCGGCGACGCTGAACATCAAGAGCTACACCCTGCAGTGGACCGGGCAGGAGTACGAAAAGCTCTACGTCGAGGGTGAGTCGTGGATGAATCGCCCCGACCCCAAGACCACGCGCAACTTCATCATGGCCAAGACCGCCCGGGATCTGATCCTGTACGGACGCGCCTTCTGGATGATCACCAGCCGTTATTCAACTGGGTATCCCGCCACCTTCCAGTGGCTGCCGGCCAACCTGTGCGACACGCCAGACAACGCGCCGCCGGAATGGTTTGGGCCTGCGGAAAAGGTCAACTTCAACGGCATCCCGCTCGACGTGTCGCAGCTGGTGCAATTCCACAGCGGGTCCCAGGGCATCATCTACCAGGGGCGTCGTGCAATTCAGATTGCGCTGAGGCTTGACCAGTCGGCAGAGCGTTTCGCCACCAATGAGATTGCCGCCGGCTACCTGCAGCAGAAGGGCGGCGAGCCGATGAGCGGCGACGAGCTCGCTGAGATGGCCGCAGCATGGGCAGCCAACAGGCGCACGAACGCCATTGGCGCGCTGAACGAGCTGGTGAGCTTTGAGTCGTTCGACGTTGACCCGTCAAAGCTGCAGCTGGTGGAGGGCCGCGAGTACCAGACCAAGGAATTGTCCAGGCTGATGGACATTCCCGCGTACCTGCTCGCCATCGATCAGAGCGGCATGACGTACGCCAACGCGCAGCAGGCTCGGCAGGATCTGATCCTGTTCGGCGCACGGCCCATCCTGCACGCCATCCAAGAGCGCCTGAGCATGGATGACATTCTTCCCCGGGGCCGGCACGTCGAGTTCGCCCTGGATGAGTACTTGGACGAGTTCAACGATGTAGAGGAAATGCCGGAGGAAATCCGGCCAGTCGAGGAAATCGAGGTTGAGCGTGATTCGCTTTGACGCTGATGCCAGTCTGATCACCGCTGAGGCTGGTGACGCCGAGCGCCCGGCCCGCATCGCGGGCATTGCAGTGCCGTGGGACACGGTGGCGACTGTCTCCGATGGCCAGCAGGTGCGGTTTGCGCGTGGCGCATTCGACACGGCGCAGAAGCCCGCAAAGCTGATCGAGAACCACGACCTCACGCAGCTGCGCGGCGTGGTCAACGCCCTTCAGGACACTGATGAGGGGCTTGAGTTTGAAGCCACCCTCGCAGACACCAGGGCAAGCCGCGATGCCGTGGCGCTACTCAAGGCTGGCGCTTACGACTCTGTGAGCGTGGGAGCTCAGCCCACCAAGTTCACGACCGACGCCGAAGGCGTGATGACCGTCACTGAAGCGTCATTGGTCGAACTTTCTTTGGTGGCCGTCCCGGCCTTCAAGGAAGCGGTTATCACTCAGGTGGCCGCAACGGAGCCCGCAGACGCGGAGCCCGAGCAGGAGCAGGAGCAGGACACCGACAACATCGAGCAGGAGTCAGAGGAAATGGCAGATGCCGAGAAGGCCGAGCCCGTCGCGGCAGAGGCCACCATCCCCACCAACCCCATCATTTTCGCTCAGAAGCCTGAGCTGCCCAGCGCGGTCGAGTACCTGAGCGCGTTCCTGAAGGGCGGCGCCGACTTCGACCGGATGCAGACTCGCCTTCGCGCAGCTGCCCCGGACGTGGTGACTAACGACGTCCCGGGCATCCTGCCCACGCCGATTCTGGGTCCGGTCTACAACAACTTCATCGGGAACCGTCCGGTGGTTGACGCCATTGGCGCCAGGGCCATGCCCGGCGGCGGCAAGGTGTTCATCCGTCCTGAGGTCACGACCCACACGAGCATGGGCGTCCAGACCAATCAGAACGAGAACCTCACTCAGGGCACGCTGGTCGTGACTGACAACCAGGTCACCAAAAACACCTACGGCGGCTTTGTCCAGCTGAGCGAACAGGCTGTCGACTTCACCGACCCGGCAATCCTGACCGTGCTGCTCGACGACATGGCCCGGATCTACGCCAACCAGACCGACGACGTGGCCGCTGACGCTCTCGCGTCCGGTATCACCGTCACCAGGAACTTCGACGCGGACGACGTTCTGAAGCCTGCGGCGTGGGCCGCGTGGATCGCCGGCGCCGCCCGGACCATCCTGAGCTCGGCCAACGGCAACCTGCCGACCCACATTTTCCTGAACCCTGAAAGCTGGGGTTGGCTGGTGCAGCTGAGCGACGACAGCAAGCGTCCGCTGTTCCCGCAGGTGGGTCCCATGAATGCCTTCGGCAACCTGGGCGTCACTGAGGCTGTGGGTAACGCCTTCGGGCTGTCCGTGGTCGTTGACCGCAACTTCCCCGCCGACTTCATGGCGATCGGGGACGCTTCCGGCTTCGAGATCTACGAGCAGCAGAAGGGCGCGATTCAGGCGAGCAACCCGGCCGAGCTCAGCACGACGCTCGCCTTCCGGGGGTACTTCGCAACCCTCATGATCGACTCGTCCAAGTTCGTCAAGATGGCGCTGGTCGCGTAAGCCGCTTACCTGACTGACTGCCCATGCCCGTTTACGCCATCACCCATCGCCAGGTCACGGACAACTATCTAGTCGTCCAGACCCTTGAGGGGACAGATGTGGGCATTGGGCAGTCAGTCACTTTGGCTGGGCTGGGAGCGACGCTGAACGGCACCTACACAGTGCTGGACGTTCCCACGCTTCGTTACGTTGGCGTTGATGATGAGGGGGATTGGATCTTTGATCCTGAAGAAATCATCCTCAACCAGCTCCTTATGGCCAAGACGCACGCCGACGTTGCGCGTGGGCCTGTGTCGGGGACGCTCACGTCAACGCCGGTCTGCACATGGATCGTGAGTGCCGATGTCGTGGAGTGGCTGGGCATCGCTTCGGCCACGGCCAATGACACGGCTTTCATCACTAGCTGCGTCAGCGCTGCCAACGCCTACGCCTACCG